GCACCCGGGATCGGGATGCCGTCAGCTTCCCAGCGGTGCAGCAAAGCGGGTGTAGGCGTACCGGTCCAAGTGCCCGGGGTAACGGTGAGTTCTTCTCCGGTTGCCAGCGTACCGGCAATCACCGGCGGGGCGGTGTTCTCTGGCACTGTGCCCGGGGAGGCGCCACCCTGATAAACACCGCCGGCTTTCACTTTGAGGCCGACAGCATCAACGTAGGCACCCGCAACCTTGATCAAAGCCCCGGCACTTGCACCCGGGCTATAGGTTCCGCCCTGCTTCACGGACAGGGTGGCAGGCATTACGGTGTCACCTGAATCCAGATCGTACCGTCAGGTCGGCCGTCATCATTGACCGGAGCATTCGGGCTGACCACGATGGTCGGCTGCAGGGCGGCGCCGAGACCGGCAAAGCCGAGAACTTCACCATCGGGATTGAGTTGAAAACGTGCGACCTCGAGAGCTTCGAGTACGGGGAAAACTTCACCAGCGCCGATCATGGCTCTGCTCCTTGTGAATCATTTTCAGGGAGTGTAGCAGAATTTCAACTGCTCGCAACCCCCTATCTCGTGGAACCCGATGGATGCAGCCATCTCGGTTTCGGTATTCCCAGTCACCGCCGGATTGCGACAAAGCAGCTTCTTCTGGAAACCATACCTGCCCCGCCGAACCTTGCCGTCAGTGTAATAGGTCATCACCGGTGAGCGACCGACAAGTTCCCACCCAGCAGCCAGATACCCCATCCCGGCGTGCTTGGCGACATCGCAGAAACTGATGATCGGACCAACGTCAAAACGACACATGATGCGACTGAAGCCACCCACAACGTCAATCCCTTGCTTTACACACCAACGAGTCAGTTCCATCTCACCGTGCCAGTTCTTCGATACCAACGCGACCGCCACGACTTCGCCAGCATGCAGCATTGCAAAACCCTTTCCAGACCTGAAGCCTTGCAGATGATTGGCTTCAAGGAAGGCGCGTTGATCAGCCCCGGTGGTCGGGACAATCTCACAGCTTCGAGCGCCAATCTTGCGAGCGGGAACGCCGAGCAGGCGACGAAGGTAGCCCTCGACAACCGAGCGCTTTTCTCTCCACTCGTCTTCCCAGATATGCACCAAGCGAACACCGAGACCGGCAGCAAGCTCGGTCTTTTGCTGGTGATAGCGAACGTCCTTGCCGAACCGGGTTGAGTGATAGACCAGACCATTGAACTCGATGCCGAGATTCAACGACGGGACGAAGATGTCGATTTCCATTTTCCCACCCAGAACCTTGCGTTCGGACTGCCTAGCATCCGGGCAGATTGCCCGAACGAACTCGAATACTTCCTGCTCACCAAGCGAGACACGGCCACCCAGCTTGCATCGCGGGCACCCGTAACCCTTGTTGATGTGATTCCCCGGGCGCTGCCAAAACGAGCCGTGCTCCGGGCAAACAATCTCCACGTCGATCTGGTTGTTATCGTAGATCACCTTGGCGTAGTCATAGGCGTCACCGTGAATCTCCCGGGCCGCAGCGACGAAAGCCTCCCGTGAAAAAGACAAGCTCGCCTTTGCCTTGAGCTTCCCGCACTTCGGGCACCCTGTTCCGTTGATGTGGGTCCATGCCACTTGCTCAAAAGACCCGTGTTCTGGACAGATGATCGTCAGCTTTTCCGTCGCACCTTTGAACACGGCGGCACTGTAGTCGTATTGGTCGCCGTGTTGCGCCTGCGCCTTGGCAACCCATTCGGCCGTGGTCAAGTGTGTAGTGCCCGGCTTGGTGCCGCGCTTGGCCGGCAGCATGTGGTTGGTGCATTCGGCGAACCAGCCGTTACGCACAGCCGCCTGCATCGCACCATATTCGGCAGATCGCCACGCTTGCTTGCTCTGATACTTTGCCGCCGAAGCACGGCAGCTTTCTAGGGTGTGGGCCATCGAACTCTCCTGTTGATGGTCCGAACTATAACACAGAACTTTTCAAAAGTAAATAGTACAGGCAAAGAAAAACCCCGCCGAAGCGGGGTTTCTTGTGGAGCTTTGCCGCTTAGGCGAGGTTGCCGGCGCCAACGAGGGCACAAGCCATCCACTGCTGGTTCAGCAGGACGGACACGCCGTACCACTTGGAACCAACGTAGCCGCGCTGTGCCAGCGGGTCAGCCGAGTCACGGTTGCCGACCGGGATGATACCCAGATCGAACGACTTGGCGCCGCGCAGAGCAACAGTGCCGTAGGCTTCCTGACCGCAGATGATCAGGGGATATACGTCGATGTTGGTGCCACCGGTCGAAACACAGCCAGTCGAGCCGACAGCCGCGCCACCGTTCTGGAACGGAACCAGTTCGGGCGAAGCGACGAAGCGGAAGTTCTCGAAAGAGCCAAGCTCGTTCTCGTGCATCGGCTTGCGGGAACCGTAGGCCGCAACCGGGGTGTAACCCGGGAACGCGGTGGTGTCACGCAGGTCGGCGTCGATGTCGGTCGAGCAGAAGACGATAAACGCCGCTTCAATCGGCTTGGTGCCGATGTTCGGAGTCGGCGCCAAAATCTGCGTGATCTTCTTCGTGTGGTTCAGCATCTGCGAACGTGCGATCTTGCGCAGCATCTTCGCGGTCAGCTTGCCATCGACAGTGGCTAGCGTAGTGCCGGTGCCGCCGTAGAAGCGGTTGGTCGAGGCGCGCACCTTGGAGTACAGCTCCAGTTCGCGAACCAACATCATCCGTTCAGCCACTTGGGTCTTCAGCGCATCCTCGATGTCGTCTTCGTACATGTCGGCTGCGACATCCGAGAACGAGTAGAGGCAAGCGTACTGGACCATGACCGCGGTGATGTCCTGAGCAACGATGCTGTCCGGGGTCGGGGTGACACCTTCGGCCGCAAGGTTGTTGGTCAGCAGCGTGGAGACACGGTTGGAAGCGTCAGTTTCGACCGTAGCGATCGGATTGACGTTTTGAACCAGAACGTTCGGGTTCGAGATGGTTGCGTTGTACGGAACCCAACGACGGAAGATGATCGTGTTGGATGCGTTGCGCGGCAGCTCCTTGTTGGAAGCTGCAAGACCCAGAACTTCACAGGGGATGGCACGGGAAAGGATTTCGCCTTTGACCTTACCAATCCGGGGGGTTTGGGTTGAATATAATTGGCCGGGCATTTCGGTTACCTCACAGAAAAAATTGGCGATACGAGTTGGTTTTGTTGCTTTTTCGCGCGGCCACTGTGAGGGTCAGGCTGTTGATCGGCGTCGTTTGAATGGCGCCATATGCGAAACTTATAGAATGTTTTTTATGTTGTCAATAGGACAAGCAATAAAAAACGGCTCTTCTTGTTGCGGGTCAGTCTCAAGCTGGTGAGCATAATCCAGAACGCTTTGAATTTTGGCCTTCGCACGCTGCGTGGCTTCCACCATCGTTGCGGCGGTCATTGGGGGTGCGTTTCGATGCATATAGTCAGCGCCTCAAGCGTTATCAGCCAAGTCAGCCTCGGTTACTTTCATCTCCCGAGACTTGCCGATAATCTTGTAGAAACGCCCGAGGTCTGTGTGCTTTTCAGCCCACTGAACAAGAAACTCTTCAAGCTCTTCCGCTGCCTCGTTACTGACATCAAGCCCGCCTTCAGCGCACTCGCCAACCTCGTCATAGAGGCGCTCTTCCATATCCTCGATGAGCCTCGACGCATCAACCAAATCCTTGCCGGTGATATGGCGGAAGTCAGCCTCGTAATAGACCGTTCCAACCGCTACGTCGCCGTTGTCCTTCAGCGCCTCCATAAGCTCGCTGAACTCGGTGTGGTTGAAGTCCTCGTCATTGGTGCTAAAACATTTCTCCATGATTTCTGCCCTTTTCTGATTTGCGTATAAACACAATAAAATCCTAATGCGACCACTGTAGCACAGGCGACCTAAAAACACAATGTCATCCTATGTTGTGAGTATAGTCACGGGCGGTGTAAAACACGGCGAAACACACCAAGTTCCGAAGAGCCTAAAAAACCCACCCTTGTGGGGTGGGCTGGCTATCGCCGAAGTGACGGTGTTGATTACTTGGCTTGCTTGCAGACGCCGAGAACTGCAGCAACGTGTTCGTCGTAGCACATGACCAGCAACGCAGCTTCACGAGCGCCGAGGCTATCCAGTAAGCGGGCGTTTTCGCGCATGGTACATTTCTCGTCTTCGACAGAGCCGCCGAACGTCCCACCAAAACCGATAACCGCAACACCCGCACTCAGCGAAATGCGGCAAGGCGCAGTGGGTAGGGCGGCCGGCGCGCTAACCGAAGGTACGGTACGCAAGGTGGTAGTGCCATCCTGAATGTTGCGAACTTCACCCGGGCTGGTATAGGTCGCGGTTTGACCACCAACAATGGTAGTGGTGGATTGGTCACCAACCTTCAGGGACTGGGCATTACCCTGCTGCACTTGCTGCGCCTGCTGCTGGCGCTGTTGCTGCGCCTGCAGTTGCATCTGCGCTTGCTGAGCCTGCGCTCGGGCATAGGCGTCGGCATGGGCACCGGAGTACGAACCGGAGATTGCGGTCGGGGTATTGACGTTGCTGTTGGTGTTCAGAACGGTGCTGGTGCCGCCGCCCGGGTTATCGTTGCCGATGCCGACAGCGAATGCCGAACCGCCGAACAGGGTGAAACTGAAAGCCAAAATGGCGATGAGAGTGCGCTTCATGGTGAATCCTCCTAAGTAAGAGATTACATTTTAGGGGTTGACGTTAAAAAAGTCAATAGCCTGATTTTGCTCGCTCGGCATTGAATCCTGCCATGAAAGCATCTTCTTCGCTTTGCTCGGTCGGTGCGTTCTGTTGCACACCCTTCGGTAGCACGGCATTAGCAAGTCGTGGATTAACCACCTTCGCTTTCGGCGCCGGGGTGGGTGCAGGTGCCGGGGCGGCAATGCTGGTCTGCTTAACCCAATCCTTGAACTGGGTCAGGCGCAGGGAAATGAAGGCTGCGCTTTCCGACTCCATCAACTCCTTACCGTCCGGGATCACATTATCGCGCCACAGCGCAAACTGCGGGGTGCGAATAGTCTGCTCCCAGTCCGGATGGGCGGTGCTCAGCATTCGCACTTCAAGCCCGCGCTCCTGTTGCTGCTGAAAGCTGGTCAGCTTTTCCGTGACGATGCGATTCACGTCCTCCGCTGTGAAGACGGCCGGCTGCTCGCCTGCCGGTGCTTCACCAGCGCCGATACCCTTGAGGTCTTCGCGCAGCATTTCCGCCAGTTCAGGGAAAGCCTCGCCGAGTTTTTCCAGTTTGAGATCAAACTGACGACGTTCCCCCGGGGTCTTCGGTTGAGACTTCAGCGCCTCGACCTGTTGCATGAGCTGACCAATGCGACCACCCAGCTTGTCGAGGGTGTTCTGCTGGCTTGAGACACGGGCGAGAACCTGAGCAATTTGCTCTTCAGTCAGCCCGGCGAGAACCGGCTTCTGTTCGGGGGCCGGTTCGGGTGTCGGCTCCGGATCGGCAACCGGCGGTTCTTCGACCGGCGTTGGCGGGGTATCGACCGGATCGATGACAACCGCTGGGGCGGGTGCCTTCTCACCACGTTCTTCGTGGAAAGCGGCTTCAAATGCAGCGGCTTCAGCTGCTTCTTGTTCGGGGGTTTGTTGCTCGGTAAGCATGGCACTACTCCTGTTGTGAAATATCAAGTGCTACGTATTGTGCCTCAATGGGTTCGGCTTGGGCAAGGAGAAGCCGCAGCTCACGCATCTGGGCGCGCGTAGCTTGGGTATCCTCCCAATTCAGGTTTGAACCTTCAAGGCGAAGTCGCAGCTCGGCAAGACGATCTTCTGCGTATTGTGAAACAGCCACCCAGCTTGTCGAGGGTGTTCTGCTGGCTTGAGACACGGGCGAGAACCGGCTTCTGTTCGGGGGCCGGTTCGGGTGTCGGCTCCGGATCGGCAACCGGCGGTTCTTCGACCGGCGTTGGCGGGGTATCGACCGGATCGATGACAACCGCTGGGGCGGGTGCCTTCTCACCACGTTCTTCGTGGAAAGCGGCTTCAAATGCAGCGGCTTCAGCTGCTTCTTGTTCGGGGGTTTGTTGCTCGGTAAGCATGGCACTACTCCTGTTGTGAAATATCAAGTGCTACGTATTGTGCCTCAATGGGTTCGGCTTGGGCAAGGAGAAGCCGCAGCTCACGCATCTGGGCGCGCGTAGCTTGGGTATCCTCCCAATTCAGGTTTGAACCTTCAAGGCGAAGTCGCAGCTCGGCAAGACGATCTTCTGCGTATTGTGAAACAGCCACCCATGTGGCGCTGTGGGCATCGATCTTCATTTGTCAGCAAGCCTTGTCAAGCGATAGATCGCCTTCAGGTAGGCGGCGCCGATGTTGTCGAACAGGTTCTCGACCGGCTTCACCCCGTCGCACACCGGGCGCAGGGACTCCAGCTCCCGGAAGCTGGCTTGCAGCCGGGCCAGCATATCAGGCTCACCGTCCGGGATTTGTCCCAAGGCAATGATGGCCTCGGCGGTGGAATCGACCGCCTCGCGCACACTGGCATAAAACTCGCCAAGGGCTTCGTGCTCCTGCAGGGTTTCCGTGGCCAGATGCTGCTTGTGCGCGGCGTCGGCATCAGCGAATACGAGGTCAATCAGGGAATTGATGGCACTCATTGGATATTCCTCAGTTGGGCCAGCGCATCCTCTGCGCTGTAGGCGGTGATCACGGGGAAGCCAAGCTGCCCGGCGTGATGATGAATTTCCTTCTGGCTCGACGACAGGCGCCCGTCATGTGCCTTCATCTCGAGCAGGACGCTGCGCCCAACTGGCAACCAGATGATCAGGTCAGGGATACCAGCCAGCGCCCCTTGGGTCTTCAGGTTGGCACCCTCGGCGGCGTTACGCGATCCACCCATCGGCACGGCAAACACAATGGGGCGATGCTCGTCCGGGCGCAGGTGCCAGTGTCGGCGCAGCGCGGCTACCAGCCGACACTGCTCCCGGGCTTCCTCATCCATCCTCGGCACCGTGGCCGGGTCTTGCAGTTCGAAGTCGTCAGGCCAAAGGCTCACAGTGCATACCCCTGCCCGTCAGGTGCGCGGCCCGGAACTTCAACCGCCGGGGTGGCCACCTGCTCGACCGCCTTCTCCACGACCGCTTGCTGCTTGGCCAAGTGGCTGTCGGTCACCCGGGCCTCTTGGGCGCTGACATGACCGAACTGCGCCAGCTCGCGCTGCAGGTCCATCTTCGAACCTTCCAATGCCAACTTCGCCTTGATCTGTTCGATCGTAATCTGATTCTTGTTGGCGTAGTCCAGCATGGCCAGTTCGCGGCGCAGTTCCAACTCCGCTTGCTTGGTGATCGATGTCGCCTGCGTGCGCTCGTTCTCAGCCTGTACGTACAGTTGATCCCTATCGATGTCACGTGCGATGCGGGCCTGATCGGTGGTGACCTCCATCTGGGTCGTCTTGATGTCGGCCTCGGCCCTGATCTGGGCAACCTGAACGCGCGGGTCGGGCGGCGGCTGCTGCGACATGAGCGCCTGCAGTTCGGCCGTGGTGAATTGCACATCTTCCGGAACAAGACCGTTGAGCTTGGCCACCTCCTTGAAGTAGCGTGCCGGGTCAATACCGAAAGCCGGATTCACGATCATCTGCGGTACGGCTTGGGTCAGGAAGGTTGCGCGCATATCCTTGGCGACCAATGCGCTGGAGCCACGAGGTACAATGCGGAAATCCCCCTTGATCGAATCGTCTTCGCCGAATTCCATCATCCAGTCGTAGTAGGCTGTGACATGGGGTTTTGTGATGCAGTCATCGAAGATGCGAGCCATGCGGCGCAGCAGGCTCGAAGCGTTGGCCACGAGAATCTGCATGCCACCAACCGTATCCGGCACACCGTTCGGACCCTGCTGGCCTTGCAGCAGAATCGGCAGACCGGTGACGTTCTCGGCCATCTTCAGCACGAAATTCACGGTCTCAAGCAATTCCTGCTGGATGCTCGGAATCTGCACCGCGTTGAAGGCCTTGGTCACGTCCGGGATGTCGGCGTCGGGCTTGAGCAGCCAGACCTTGCGCGGGGTGATCTCCCACTTCCCGTCAGCAGGAATGACGGAGCCACGCCCAAGGATGATCTGTGGGCCGCTGGAAAGCCCGGCGTTCTCCATCATGGAGCGCACCGTTGCATTCAGGATCGCCTGACAGGCACGAATCTGGCGAGCGATACCGATACCCCACGGGCTGCCGGCCGTCTTCTGCCAGCACATGAAGTCGTAGGGATAGCGACCCTTGCTCAAGGGGGCCAAGTGCGCCTTGACCGGGGTGTCGTTGATGATCGTGATCACCGCGGCGACGCCACCCTTGACATCCCCGCAATCGCAACCCATTGCAACCACATCCTCTGCGGAAAGGAAGCCGTGGTAATACCAGACACTGAAACGCTTGGCTGTCGGGTCTTTCGAATCCGACGGGCTTTCAGCCATCGTGGTTGCCGTGTTTGCCGTCGGCCCTTCTTCGATAACCCGCTCAATGGCGTCAGCCAGATAGCTTGGATCACCCTGCAGCTCGCGAACCTGCTTCTCGGTGAGCTTGTCATGCTCGATGAAGAACTGGCCATTGTGGATGTTGTCTCCGCAATCCGGTGCCGGGAAGCAGTTCCATACCGAAATGGATCGGGATTCCGGGGCGATCTCTTCCGCGATGACCAGCGATCCCCCTTCGGTCTTCATGGAGCGACGCACCACCGGGATCGGTCCGCGCATGACGCCGGTGCCCAGCCGGGCAGCGCTATCCACCAAGGTGCGAAGCTCGGAGTTGTATCCGCTCTCCTGCAGCTTGTCATCGATCCAAGTCTGGGCGCCGCGGGCGGCGATACGCAACTTGTCTTCGACGGACTGCTTCACCTGATCCTGCTGTACCTGCTGGGGTGTGGCCGGTTGCCCGTTGGCATCCACCATCGGGGGCTGCCCGGCTTCCGGCACCTGCGGTTGCTGCGGAATTGCGCTGCCCGCCAGCACCTCGCCACCCATGATGGCGAACGGTATCGGGGAAATCTCGACCGAAAAAGCCCGGTCATCCACGGGCGACAGCACCTCGATCACCTTGGAAGCTGCGGTTTCGACATACGGCCGGGTGATGTTGAGGAAGACGTTCGACTTGAATGCGTTCTTCGGCTTGGCCAGAAGCGGGGAATCCAGCGTCATCCCCTTGTAGTAGGACGATTTGGATGTTGATTCCTCTCCCTCGTAGTAGGCTTGATCTTCCGCCCACTGGCGCTCGATGCCGCTGGCCGCACGGAACCTGATCGCCTCGTCGCGACGCTTGACCAGCACCTGACCCAGCTTTTGCCGCAGCTCTTCCTGCTGTTGCTCCAAGACATGCTGCTCTTGCGCCGCCTGCTCGGGAGAAACCAGCATGTCTTGAAGCAGCTCGGTGGCAAGGGCTTCGTCTTCCGGAGATAGTTGTTCGGTTTGCATCAAAATTCTCCTGCCCTTACCCGGGCCAAGATGCCCGAGCTGCTGGGCGTGAGTGGTTCTTCTTCAGGGTTGGCCAAGATCGGACTGCGGTTGTTCGCCTCGGCGAGAATCCCGGTGTTGGCATAAGCACCTGCAGCGGCGGCAAGCTGGCCGTCGGCCGCATCCACCGTTGGATTTTGCAGCTCGGCAATATCGCGACGACTGGGGTTCCAAGCCTTCGGCTCTTCCGGCTGCGGCGTGGTCATCTCTTGCTGGACAGGAGGCTGAGCCGTGAATTCCATCACCCGGATCGGGTTGCCCGTGGCCATCCATTGATATTTTGCCGGGGTGCCTGAAGCTTCATCGCCCCAGTCCGTCATCACATACTGGTATGGGGTGGCCGTGCCGTCTGCGTTCTTCACGTAGGCAGTGCTACCCCCGTTCGATGCCGGCAGTTCCGCCGCACTGCCGTACATCCCACCCTTATCAAACGGCCGACCCTCTTCATCCCGGTGGGTGTATTCGATGATACCCTTTTCGACATCACCATGCACCGAGGCGTACCCGCCACCATCAACCGGGGCCAGCCCGTAACCACCAGCTTTCACGCTATCCACAAAACGGTTGTATTCCGCCGCTTGCTGGTTGTATAGATCGGCCGCCGCCTGATTGGCGTTATTCACCTGCCCAACCTGAGCGTTGTAGTTTTCGACCAGCTTGGCGTACTCACCGTAGCGCTTTGCAGCAGCTTCCTGATCTTGGCGAACTCGTTTGACGTTGGGCATGGTGTTGGCTCAGGCGATGATGGCGCGGATTAAAACATACTTCAGCCGAACACACCAGAGGTATCCTGCCAAGGCTCGGCAACCGGTGCGTCGTCAATGAAAACATCCTCGACCCCATCGCTCATTCCGAAGACCCCGGGGTTATTGTCCATGTGGGTGTTCGCCCGCTTCAGACCCACGGCCAGCTGCAGGAAAGCATCGGCCCCGTTGGAGTTCTTGTCGTGCAGTGGTGACTGGGTGAAGCACTGGCGCTTCGGATCGTAGGCGAACTGATAGCCGCGCAGCGCGCGCAAGCCTTTATCGCATCCATCCTTGTCGATCCAGCAGCGGGATAGCAGCATCCGGGCGGCGTCGATCTGCTGGGATTTTGGCAGCTTCTGGACGATCTTGACATTGCGCATGCCGAGGTTGCGCAGGGTCTCAAGTCGGCTCACCCCGGTGCCCAGCTCCCGGACATTGGTGTCGTGGGGTAGCAGGTGCGCGCCGAAGTTCTTGGCGTATGGCAGCTTGCGCAACCATTCCACAAAATGCGAAAGCGCCGCCCCCGATTCCTCGTAGTAGTTGAGCAGGTGCAGCTCCTTGCCCGCGCTCTGGGCCGTCCAGATCGCGGTGCTATCGGACATGCCCAAGTCCCATGCCGTGATGACCGGCCCGCCATCCGGCTGCCAAGGCACCTTGCCAACCTGAGTGACCTTGACATAGGGGAGCAGGATGCGTCCTGTCACCGTGGCCGCGGGGTCGCATTCCATTTCAGCCGCGTAGGCTTCCTCAGTCATGCCCTTCTTCAAGTCTTCCAGTTCGTCCGGGGGCAGGATACCAGACTCGCTCGCCTTGACCAGCATCCGGAACCAGTTGGCCGGGTCATTGGCTGCCGACTCGTAATTCTCCCACAAGGGGTTGTCGTGCCCCTTCACCGTGCCACTGAAAACCGCCCAACCCCCGCGGTCGGCCAGCGCCGGCCGGAGGATCGTGTCCCACACGTAGGGGGCGATATCCTGAAACTCGTCAATCACCACCCCGGACAAGAAGATGCCGCGCAGCTTCTCGGCATTCTCGGCCCCGAGCAGCATGATGGTGGCACCCTTCTTGCTTAGGTTGCTCGGGTCAGGGAGCGTCACCGTGAGGTTCATCTCACTGATGGAATATCCCGGGCAGTGGGCGAAGCAGGCAGTGAAATCCTTCAAAAAATTCCAGGAAACACTGCGTGCTTGGTTCTGAAAAGGTGCCAAATACGCGTACTGATCGCGCATCCCGTCGGGTCTCTTGTGCAGCGCCCGAACAATGATGTCGTTCAGCAGGGCTACGGTGTTGTGGGTCGGGATGTAATCCCGGGTGACCAAATAAAGGTGATCAGGTGAATCCACCGTAATGCAGCGCATCGGCACACTATCAATCTTCTCGCAGGCAACAACGAAACGCTTGCCTGATTCATTGTGGGTTGGATGTCGAGGTTGCCAGCGAGCGCGATGTCGCTCGATCGTGAATGGATTGAACTCTGTTGTGAAATGCAAGCGCCAATACAGCCGCGGTTCATCCCAGCCTTCGAGCTGCACCCACTTCTCGTTCGGTCGCCCGAGTTTGATACCCAGACTGCAGGCGAGCTGGTGAAAACCGTCGATCATCTCACGGTGCTTGAAAGTGATTTCCATTGCACCTCGCGAGTCAATCGTGCCATCAGAATCCATCAGCCCGCGGAACAACGCCATGCGCTGCTCGACCGAACCTCGCAGATACGCTTCCGGGATGAACTTCACACCAGCCGCACCAAGCCCGAGGTTTCGCAGCAGCACATTCGGATGGTACGACGCCGAGCCCTGTCGCAGTTGCAGCGTTCGCGCTCGGCTATCCTGCTGCATATCCACGCACTCGAAGCCGTTCTCCTTGGCGTACTCCTGCCATGCCACCAATGGTTCTTCGTCCATGTTGGTCAGATCAAAACGCAGCGATGCGCCGTCACCCAACCAAAGCCCCATGATGTAGGGTGGGATCGAAAGATCAGCCGGCGGCGTCAGAACAGGTTGGGTCAAGGCAACGCTGTGATTGCTCTCACCTTGATACATCAGGGTGTCGGCAATTTCCTTGGTCGTCTTCACCGTTCCCGGGCGTGGCTGCCGGATGCGACCAATCGCATTGCGCCGACCACCCACCCGGGAACCACTAGTGGTGTGCGCCCGATCCAGCTTGGTCTGTGTCACCCATAGATGTTCAGCGTCCGCGACCACGAACGAACCGTCATCAAAGCACACCTTGTAGGCATCGGTTTCAGTTTCGATCGGGTGAGCGCAGGTCACCGTTGTGGGCCAACCCTCTGCATCAAGGATCACATCCCCATCCTTGAGCGCACCCATCGTGCTCCAACCCCCATCGGCCATCGGAACCTCGGTATCAAGCGTTAGACGTTTACCCGCGCGACGGTGAGCCACAACAACCGACCAGCGCTGGGTCCTGTTGTGCAGTGGGATGAACGCTTCGCGCGGGTGATAGCTATATTGGGGGCTGCGCATTTCAGATTCTCCTGTTGATATCACCATGCTACCACCAACCCTACATGGCGTCAATCGGCACAGTCGCCGCCCCGTACCCCAGATAGACCTCCTTCATGGCCTCTCCGGTATTCATGTGAATCTGCAGCGTGTGCTCATAGTTCTCGGCGTAACCCCCTGCCAAGTTGCACACCACAGGAATCCCATGCAACTTGGCCAGATGGAAGACAATCAAATCCCGCTGATACAGCTCGAGCATCGTCAGGCTGCCGCCCAGCGGATCGCCGATCCACATGTCAGCTCCGGCTTGGTAGAAAATAGCGTCCGGATTGAAGATCGCAATACGGCGCTCAAGCTCGGCACGAAACTTGGCAAGGTTGGGCTTACGATGGGTGTGATCAGATTGCATGTAGTCGCAATACCCTTCCATCTGGTGCATGCTGATCATCTCTTCGCATCCGTCTCCTCTGTGAAAATCCATATCAACTATTAACGTCCGCAGCTTGCGGTATTTCCAAAGCTCGTAAGCCGCCAAGGTCAGCGCCTCCACAGTGCAGAACCCCTCGGCATGCCCCGGGTTTGCATGGTGGAACCCGCTGGTCAGGGACCACACGACACCCGGATGGATGATATCCGTTTCCGGATTGCCCTCCCTGCGCCCGGCAACCGCCCACTCGGCTGCAATCAGAAAATTCCCGACCGTGGTGCGGATAGCCTTGAAGTCCTTCTTGGATTTATTCCCGAAGCCGTCGGCGATCGTACCTTCCATGAGCCCGTCGATGTAGCTGGCTTCATGGGTCTGCTTCAGTCGCTCGGGGGTGACCGGGTCGATCAGACTGGATTTGATCTCGAAGGCTGGATCGTTCTGGATGCGCTGTGCGAGCAGGCCCGGCTTGAGCGGGCTCTTGCTGTAGCTGCAGGGATCATGGAGCTGCTGCTCTGAAAAAAATGTGGGAATCGTGTTCATGCTATTTCTCCTGTTAGTTGCTGTTGAGTTGCTTGGGTTTGCGCTCC